GGGTCTGCCGCAATGAATAGCTGCGTGCCGTTGTCAGCCATGCTGACAGGCCCAGAACCGCTCACAGTACCTTTGGCGACCGCGTTCCAGTTGCTGTCGATCTGGTACAATGTTGAACCTGACACAGCGTAACCGTAATTGCCGTATGTCCACAATCCGCGGATAGGGCCGGCGCCTAGCGTAGCCAGAAGGGTAAGCCCCGGCGCACGCTGAAGAAACGCGGGTTCTTTGCCGCCTTCGGGGACAATTTCAGGGAACAGGTTGACCATGCGGTTGTCGGCGGCGTTGACGCTTCTAGCGACATACGCCGACCCAAGGATCGGCGTTTTCACTAATAGTTCCCAGCGTAGATGTTAAACCGCTGACGTGAAGCGATGAGGCTGTACGGTATCGACATGATGTCGTCAGGGTTGTTGATGCGTTTGATGTTACGCTTGGAAGCCATCGCCAAACGGCGGACTTGCGACGAAGGCTCTATACCAAACTCAGGCGCCATTTCGCAAGCCAAGTTATAGCGGAACGCACGCAGATAGCCGGGAGGAAAATGCAGTACTGTCGCCAGCGTTGCAGGCTGGGTCAGTTCTTCAACCGAAATAAAATGCCATTCCAGATCGCGCGTAGGCCGCGGGTAGATGTACATTTCAATGTCGGGAAACGTCATGTTGATAAAGATGACTTGCGGGTACGTCGATGTGACGGTCTTAACCGCGATGCCGTTATACTGCTGCTGGTTAATGAATTTGATACCGTAGCTGACGCCAGTGCCGGGGTCTTTGAAATACGTGCTGTCATCAAGCAGCACTGGGCGGTTGCCGATGAAGTTGCCGGTCGGTCCCATCGTGCGCGATAGCTGGCCCGAAGGCCATGTGAATATCTGGTCTTGTGTCGAGAAGACGGACAGGCGCTCTGTGTTCCAGCTATCAATCATCTGGTTCATGGCGCGCAGTGCGTCCTGCGACGTTTCAGCCGATGGAACTTCGCCTTCTGCCAGTACGCCTAGCAGTCTAAGCGAACCGTTAATTATGTCACCGGCAGTTTCCATACCAAGCCCTCGCAAAAAAATTAAAAATGGACGGCCCGAAAGCCGCCCAAATTAGTTAAACGCAGTGGATGATTGCAAAGTTAATCACTACTGCTTCTGACAGCGTACCACCAGAAATGTTGCGTAGGCTGATGCTGACAGAGCCAGCGGCCAAACCGTTTGCAAACACGTTGTATGATCCAGCGGTCGCTTGACCGCCAGAGATAGTAAGAACAACAGTGTCATTTGCAGAAATGAAGCTGTTGTTCAGCGTGAACGTAGCGTTAGTTGCAGTGGTTAAAGACGCGTTGTTCATGGTAATGCGGCCAGCAGGCTTGTTCAGTGTAACGGCAGTGGACTTATCTGTCGCTTGCGTGACTGTACCTTGTGCCGCGGCGGTGTAGCCGAGTTGCTCGTCAGCCAAGAGATATTGTGCGCCAATAATATCTTGGTCGAGGAAAGCAACGCCAATAGATTTTGTATTAGCCATTAGTTTTCTCCTGAAAAGGATGCCCCGACCGTAGCCGGGGCAAACCTATTAGCCAGCGATACGGTACAGGTTGTACGTAGCTTCGCCAGTTTTAACAGCGCGGAACAATACGCTTTTAGAAGCAACGCCAGCACCTGAACCAACCAGCGTCCAGCCAGTGCCTACTAGGATAGTAGGAACGCCAGTGCTGGTAGCAACCAAAGCAACATCAAACGATGAGTTAACTTTTGCGCTGCTGATGTCGGCGTTAACAACGGTGACTGCAGGAAGCGTAAGGTCTGCTGTAGAAGCAGAAGTGTAAACAACTGCGCCGCCAGCGAGATCGGCAGTGGTTAACGTAGCTGCTGCGGTGTACGCAGTAGGGATTGCCGAAGTACCAAAGGTAACTTCGCCAAGATTGCCGTCGCCAACTTGATAGCCGCCGGCGCCATTAGGTAGAATAGCCATAATATAAATCCTTCAAAATGTTTGGCCCCCAGCGAACTGGGGGCCGGTATTAGGTTAACCCCAGAGACGGCAGGCCATCTGCGGACGGATCGTGCTGTAGCCGTACAAAACGTCGATACGGCAAGGCATACGGTCGTTGTTGATGTCGTACTGACGAACAACGCGGAGCGAGATGCCGTTATGCACCTGACGCGAAGCCATATCTACGCCCTGTGGGAGCAGAAGGTCGGCTGTTGCGAAGGTGATGGCATCCTTGTGGTATACGAGGTTTTGAGCGTACTCTGTAGATGCAGTACCAACGAAAGTAACTGCTTGGCTGGTAGCTGGCAAAGTCTTGACAGTAGCAAGCGCGTGTGCAGCCGAGTAGATTGGCGAAACAGTGAGGTTACCAGCGCCAGAAGCGTTGAGTGTGACATCAGCCAACACAACAAACTGGAACAACGAACCTGTGCTTTCACGGGTCTGTGGGTTGACAGCAAAGCAAGCGTTTACAGTGAACACGTCGCCAGCCTTAACAGTAGCGCTGGCACCAGCGCCAGTGATGGCAATGGTGGTTGCGCCTTCAGCAGTAACAGCAGCCGAAGTCGTACCGCCGGTTGCAGTACGCGAACCAGTGGTGAACTGCTTGATGGACTGCGACATATTGATTTCGTCGAAACCAAGTACGCCAGTACCCATCATGCCGTTCTTGAACTGCTTGCTGACAGTGTCAGTTGGGTTGAAAAGACCCTTCATGCCTTCGACCAAACCAGCGTTTGCGGCAGGGTTGACAGTGGCATAACGTGGCGACATTACGGCAGCGTTTTCGTTCAGCTTCTGTTGCGCTTGCAAAAGAACCAACGACGTAGCTGGCGTAGTGCCGGGCGTGCCGACAGTGTTACCGATGGTTGCATACGCGTTTGCAACGTCAGCGTCGATGCTGGAAGCAAGCTGCGAGATACGTGGCTTGAGAACGCGGTCAGCAAAATCGTCCAACTGCATGGTCAATTCAGCAGTGGTGAAGTTAACGCCAATGTGCTTCTGGTTGGCAACGGTCAGAGTTGTGAACTGCTCGTTGTCGTCCTGTACCTGAAGGGCTGCGCCATCAGTTACAAGTGCGCGGTCAGGCAAGCGGATACGCAGGGTCGAACCGATCTTGGCGCCTTCAACAGCAAAGCTGTCGTCGTACTGACGGTTCACGTTACGGGTAAGAACAAGGTTGTTTTCGAGAATCTCAAGCGCTTTGCGCGTGATCATGTCGATTGTTAAAATCGAGTTAGACATGGTAATAATCCTAAATTATCGGTTGCGTTGTGCCTCATACTTCTTGATCTGCCGTAGCCGTTCTGCCTCAATCCAATCTGACGTACTCATGGACTTTACGGACCGTGGGTCTGTCGTATCAAATGTTGGCGCACCAGCGGTGCGGGCGTTAACAGGTGCAATCGGTGCAGGGGCGTTAGATGTTTTTTTGAATGTAGGTTCGGCTGAAAGCCTTGCCTCAATCATTCCAATTTCCCTAGCTTGCAAAATGGGGTCTAAACGCGAAATACGCTGGGCATCTTTTGTGTTGATACCTAAGTGATAAATCACGTCGGGGCCAACGTCGGATGCTTGTATTGCCATCGCCATCGCGTCGGTGATTGGAAGGTTGGGGTTGTATGCGACTTGTTCAAAGTCGTCATACTTGTCCCGCGCTGCCTCTTCACGTTCGTGATAAGACTCTAGCATTGCACGTTGCTGGCTGTCCTTTTCACGGCGTGCCAGCATTTCTTCGGCTTTACGCTCGGCCAAAACCTCTGCGTAATCCTCGTAAGTCTCAAATTGTTCAGGGGTTATGTCATAGATCGGCTGCTGCCGTGCCTGCACTTCCTCTGCTCTTTGAGCCTGTTCGCGTTCCCATTTACGCTGCTCTCTTGCGAGTCGTTTGCCTACGATGGCATCTAAGTCTTCTTGTGTGAAGGTCTTAGGCGCTTCCTGTTCAGCAGACTGCTCTTCCGGCGTCGTGTTTTCTACAGGCTCGATTGCTGCCGTGGCTTCGAGTTCTGGCGCGGAGGCATCCGCT